ATGTTGCTGTTTTACTTCCCATTAGTAATATTCTCTCCGTTGTTGTGGTAAGGGTGTATCATCTTCATCGTCAGGATGCTCAATAAACCCTCCCTGTCTAAACCTCATGACTGCTTGTGTCATACTATCGACCAAGTCGTCATGATCACCATACGGGAAAGCTGCACATTCTTCAATAACTTCTTCCGAGAACTTATCGTCGGTTGCCCATATCTGCCCTGCTTCAAATAATGGAGCGACGGCATTGACACGAGCGTGCTTATCGTTTCCACGACTCGGTGTATAATTTATAACGGGTATTCCTTGTTTACGCAACTCAAAAGTCAAGGGCATTCCAGAAGCTTTACCTTCGACAATCACACTCTCCGGTTTCCAATAGTTATATTGTTCGAGGGCCACGCGCCTCAGCTCAGGAAACTCAAATCGATCTTTGACGACATCTAAAAGTATGAGATTCGGTCCGCTGTCCTCGGATGGATAAAACACGCCCCACGTGGTGATCGCCGAATAATCTGCGGTTTCTTTTTTCAAAAAAGCAGTATCATAGGATTGTATCACGTGATACAGCGGGGGGAGGTCTTTCTCCCATAGGTTCCACCATTCTCGTTTAATGATACTTCCTTCTTCGGCTGTCGGATTTTGTTGATACTGTGCATTCCATTTACCGATAGACAAGGATGCTTTGACTGATTCTAATTCTTCTAACTTCCAATATTCAGGCCATACCGGTTTGTTATTCGGCAGGATCGCCGGAAATTCAATGACCTCCCATTGGTCCGCTTTCGCTTCTTTTTGCGCATTAATGAGTCGTCCCGTTAAATCTTTCATATTCCAACGTGTCATGACCACGACAATAATACCACCAGGTTGCAAACGCTGACGAGGACCTGAGGTGTACCATTCCCAAGTCCTGTCCAACGCATTCACGTTCAGCGCATCTTGTTCCGAGTGAGGATCATCAATGATTAATAAATCCGCACCGCGGCCCGTGATGCTTCCGCCGACGCCCGCAGCAAAATATTCACCGCCCTCGTTTGTCTCCCAACGGCCCGCGGCCTTGGAGTCCTCTCTCAGTTTGGTCGGGTAAATTTTTTGATATTCCTCGGAGTCAATTAAGTGTTTCGCTTTTCGTCCAAAGCGGACCGCGAGTTCTGTTGTGTGGGTCGCTTGAATAATTTTTAATTTTGGATTTCTTCCAATCATCCATGCAGGTAGGAGGTAAGATGAAAATTCTGATTTTGTATGTCGCGGTGCCATATTGATAATGATTCTTTTTAATTCGCCCCTGGCCACCTTGTTAAACTTGTCAGCCATTATTTTGTGATGGGACCCCTCTATGAAGTCCGGCCATACGTATTTCACAAATGCCATGAAATCATTTTTGATTGCAGATTCTTTTCGTTTTTCTTCAAGTTTTATCTTGTAACGTAAAAATTCTTTTTTAGCTTCAACAGGTAATTTGTTGATATCAATATTTTTTCCTTCTAACTGCATCGTTTCAAAATGAATTTAACACCATTAAGTATTCAAAATCAACTATATATGTCTGTATATAAGTTACATCTGTCTGCAAAAAGGGTGGGTGGGCCCTTAGGTTTCAAGCAAATTTTGCCAACGGTCTGGTACCTCTATTGGGGGTGGGTGGGCCCGTAGGCAACAGGTAGTTGCCCACGGCACGTGGTTAGTTAGTGTGAGCTTTCGAACACGAACTCATCCCAGAGTTCTCGTAGTTCTTCTTGATCTAATTGAGGGTAAGCTGAAGCCCATGAATTGAAGTCCTCATATTCTCCAATCTTATCGATTGCTTCATCCCATAACTCCATTAACATTCTTTTTACTGCTCCCATTGTGTTCATCCTTTCTATTATCAATCTATCATTTATGGGATATTCTGTCAAACTATTTATTTTATTTTTCTGTGGATAACTTGCTTGACTATATGGGATATTATGGTAAGGTATTTATCAGAAAGGATAATTAAGATGAAAGATAATACACACGAATATATCATTTTAGAAATTAGTGGTCTTACTAATTCTGCTTTCTATAAAGCAAGTTTTGATGATCTTGCTCAAGCTGAAGAATACAAATCAGCTTTAGAGTTAGTGAACAAAATGGAAGAGAAAGATTATCAAGTGGTAATCTATTCTAAGTTTATAGGTCAATAATAATTTGACAATGTGGGATATTCTGTTATAATATCCCACAAGAAAGGATAAGGAATAATGAAGAAACTAAATCTAACAGAAGATGATTTGAAAGATAAAACTTTCAAGGTCAAATACTTTGCAAAGAAACACGATAAGATAATTTCTCGTATTGGTAAATGGACTGATGATTGCAAAGTTTGGACAAGTTCGAAAGGTGATGTTCTCTTGACTTATTTCGACACAGAGAAGAATAACTTTAGAACTGCAAAAGATGTAGTTGAAATTTTAGGTTATATTCCTGATGAGGCAAATGTAAGAAAATGATAGATGTACTTATCTATATTTTGATTACGATAGTTGTTATCTGGTTGGCTTTCTTGCCGACTAGGTGGAAGTAGAAAAGTACAAAGGTAAGGGGTTGTCCCCTTACCCTTATACTTTTGTATAAGAGAAAGGATAACATGGATAAACGAAAATGCAAAACCTGTGGGCGAACTGTTGGACAGTATGCCTATGGTGGCGATAGTTGGTATCGTACTTTTGATCAAAGAGTTGGCAAGACATCTAAGGACAGGTGGCTACAAGCCACGAGCCAATATAATTCCGAGTATCTTGAGGACGAAAAAAAGGTCAGGTGGACTTTTCCTAAAAATGAAAATTCACAACCTTTGTTTTGTCGTCAAATGTGTGTTGACGCATACTTGGAACACTTTAACGAAACTATCGCTAGACTTCCAAACTTAATCAATGTATAATTTTGTTAGAAAGGATAAAAGATGACAGATCGATTAAGACTAAATGGTGCTAAAAGATCAGCACTTAAAAAAGAGCATTGGAAAGTTGTTCTTCAAACTCCTTGTGAGCAGAAAGACAATTTAATCGAAGCTCAAACTCGTTTCTTCTCTACGCAAACAGATGTTCACGAAATCTGTAAGAAGCTAGTCGAAGAACGATTTCCAAAAGCAGATCGTGATGTAATGCGAAAGTATAATAGCGATAGAAGTTATCATACTACCTTTACAACAATGGACGCATGTTTCGTTCTAAAGAATGTGCAATCTGGCGACGCAGGTGAAAACAGAATATCATTTGATTTACATGATGATGTTAGCTATGCGTTAAATCACGATAAGATGATAGCGAGTGGGTTAAACCCTTTCGTTGAGTGCCAACACCACGCAAGTGGTGGTGTAAGAAATCCTCAACTCAATACTGAGTCAAGTGCCAATACTAATTGGTTAAGGGATAACTTTAGTCAAAGTCATGGCTATGGCAGAGAAAAAGATAATCCTTTTTCACTAGAAGTTGTGAATACAGGGGGTTGTCATAGTCGAGCATACGCAATACAGGATTGGCAACATGAGTTTGTTTTAAATTTTGAACAAGCTAAAGTTGAGTTGATACAATGCCATAGAATGTATTACGATTATTGTAAAACTAATCAGGACACTATGTGTACTGTGATCGAACAAGCTAAATACTTAGATGAAGTCAAAGAGTATTGGTCAGATATTAACGAAAGCATTTTGGTTAATGGTGATAGTATTTCAACTAATCTTGCAGTTGTATCAGAAGATCGACTAGAACAGTTGAAAGCTATGGCTAACAATAGAAGAAAACCAGATACACTCGTTGTATCTGGGATACAAACTCAAGCCTAGTTCATAGCCCCCATAGGGGGCTATGAACTGCGTTTGACGAAACGCAGTCAACCCAGAGCCTGTCCGTGAGGTATATGAAACGAGGTGTTTGGGGGAGGGTGGGCCCATAGGCGGCAAGCATCGAGCTGTTGACATTGGTCCCATAAAATGCTATAAAGATAATGCGCACGAACGGTCTTCCTTGCGCTAAATACTTGAAGACCACTTGGGGCTGGTCCTGCAGGGCCAGCCCCACCGGAGAAAGGAAAACGATGGACAAAGAAAAACTAAAGAAAGACAGCTGGTATTACATCGACAATGGTCTTGGCCCTATCCGGGCCAAGCTGGTCGAGTCACCGCGCCAGGGTAAGGGCTGGAAACATGCTGTACTCATGGATGTTAAAGGATCTGATGCAGGGTTCTTCGATGAGATGGGCAGCGTATACCTGGACGACATCATGGAGGAATGTTTTGAAATTCCAAATAACTAATCATGGAACGTTGACCGGGTTTACCCCGGTCGACGATGCAGCTCAAGCTTGGTGGGACGATCACGTCCAGTGGTGTCCGATGATGGGTGATCAGTATCTGGTCGAATCAAATTACGCGGGCCCGATCCTGGAAGGGATCCAGGCGGCAAGCGACGAGCTGGGGGCGGGTGGGCCCATAGGCGACAAGCGACAAGCTTGACACGCTCCCATAATATGCTAGATTATTTGTAGAAAGGATAATTAGATTATGAATTATAAAAAACAACATATGAACCTAAGGACTAGGATCTGTAAACTTGCGGAGGAAGTCCGACAAATGAAAAGTAAAGGCAATAAACCCTGGCCAAAGATTGAGAGCTTCGGGCTGTATATGCTGCTGCTAGAAATTATTCAAACAGATAACCAAGAAATCAATGAACAAAAAAGAAGCTAACCAAATCACCGGAGGGCTATCGAAGCCCTCCAAGATGCCCGGATATTCCTATAACATACCCGCGGCGCGCTGTAAGGTAGGCGCGAAGCTGGCCAAGGTTCCGGGCTCTGTTTGTCATGGCTGCTACGCTCTCAAGGGCCGTTACCGGTTCCGCAACGTGCAGGACGCACTGGAACGCCGGTACCAGGCAGCAATGACAAATTCGCAATGGGTTTTCGGGATGGTGTATCTGATACAATCATCAAAGAAAAACGTGTTTCGCTGGCATGATTCCGGGGACATCCAGTCTCTGGAACACTTACAGCGGATCTTCCAGGTTTGCGAGTTGACGCCAGAAGTCAGACACTGGCTGCCAACGCGTGAGGCTGGTATCCTTTCTACAATCAAGCCGGAGGATGTACCGTCTAATTTGATTATTAGATTGTCAGCAACCAAAGTTGACGGACCGGCGCCCAAGAGCTGGGCGTGGACCTCAACAGTTGTTACCTCCGGCGCATCGTGCCCCGCTCCACAGCAGGGCAACCAATGCAAGGATTGTAGACAATGCTGGGACAAGAAAGTTCAAAACGTATCTTATGGTAAACATTAAAACGCAGTTCGCTATCTCCTACGGAGATAGCGAACCACGAAATTTTTTTCATGAATTATTAGGCAGAGGCCACAAGCGACAAGCTACAGGCAGCAAGCAACAAGCCACAGGCATCAAGCGTCAAGCGACAGGCGACAAGCTTCCCAACCTTCCGCTAGTGGTGGGTGGGTGGGCCCATCGGCTACAAGCTCGCGAATCGCGGACCCCGGGTAAAGTTTCACGGATCGTGGAACGGGGGTCTTGACTAAGATATAGCTATCCTTTGGATGCTTATAATGAAACGCGATTTGATGGGGTGAGAAGCGTATTTTCTTACTAGTCGTTACTTTTAACTCTATGGTAAAAAATCCTTTTTTATCACTATATCCAAGTATATCTGGGATGCCAGCAGATGCCCAACTTTCTAGCCTTATCAAGGAAAATCCGTTAAGCTTTTCTTTCGTTTCTAGCCAGAAGGCTGACTCTGGTTTCAAAGTAATTACTCCACTAGGATTAGCATACGATATTTCTCTTTTGCACCGATAATTTGGTTCTCAACTAACTTAATTTCTTTGATATTAAACTCTCGTTGCAAAGGATTTCTACCTTGTGGTAGCACCATTTGTACTCTTGCATGACTACCAACAGGACTTTCACAAAACTTTTCTAAGATCTGGACTAAAGCCTTCGTAGTATAGGATGACATTCTAGTGAAGTGTTTGTCTGTAGATACCTGTAAGGTGTTCGAATATTTCTAATTGCTCGGGTGTCATCTTTTGCAAGATAGGGAGAATATGTTCTGATCTAAAAAAATGAACCGGTTGTTGTTGTAGAACATCGATAGCTTCTTGTAACTGCTCTCTCCATTCTTCTTCTTCCTTTTTGTTTTTAAACTTCATGTCTAACATATTATAATTTATACCTCTTCTTTCAAGTTAGAAGTGAGGGTTTGAAAAGACTATGTTTTTAGGAGGAACATGCTTTATGAAAACAACAATAGCCCTCACTTCTAGTAAAACAATATCACAAATTACTTGATTTTACAAAATATATTTCTTATAAGGAATCATGGGTTTACCAAAAGTATTAACAGAACAGCAAATGAAATTTGCTACATTGCTGGTGACAAACGAAGGTCGTAAGTCTCCAACAGAGTGTGCTATTGAAGCTGGCTATGCAGAAGGTTCTGCACATGTAAGAGCTTCAGAGCTACGCAATCCTAGAAGATTTCCTTTGGTTGTTAAATATATTGATGAAATCAGATCAGAACTACAGGAA